GATCGAGGCTGATAAAACGTGGCAGGTCAGCATACAGGGTGGTCGTGTCTTTAACGACCCTGCGGACGAGCACTGGGGATGAGGTGGCAGCAATGTACCCATCGTCGTAAACGAATTGCAGGTTCATGCGCCCGAGCCACATGAAGTATGGTTCGTAGGTTTCGGTGATTTGCCTCGTGATCTGGCCTGTTGAGTCGTACTCGTATGTTTCTATGGTTTCAATCTCACCTTCTTGTGATCCAGCGGCTTGTATGCCTGCAGCGAAGAGCTGAGCGCAGTAGTCCGGCGCAGCGGCAGCTTTGATTACGCGCTGGGTCGTGGTTCGCTTAACAACGGTGTTGCTAAGGTCTGCGCCTTCACCGTTGGTGTCGAAGATGACGCAGCTCGTGTCATCCCAGCTATCGTCCTCGCCGTATTCCGAAATGGTCTGCGTGTAGGGGATATAGGTAAATACAGGCTCATAAATGGTTGAATCGGCAGCTGTATAGCGGACCGTGACTTCTTGTACAGTGCCTATGACTTCATCTTTGATCCAGTTGCGCTGGTCGAGAATTTGTGTGTCCTCGTTTTCTTGGTCCTCTTTGAGGCGAAGGGAGTCGTAGCGCACCACTACGGCATCGCCAGGCAGCTGACCGGTGCCGATCGAGCTGAGGTCAACGATGTCGGCACTGGTGAAGACCGGGCCGCTGCCGCCGTCTTGGTCGAGGCTGACAATTTGTAGCACCTCGCTCGTGTCGAGGTAACCGAAATACGACTCGGATACCAGCAGATCGTTGATGACCGAGACGTAGCCGGGACTGAAGTCGAACGAGTCGCGGAAATACTGGTTTGTCAGCGGGTTACTGGCGGCTGTAATCTCTAAGCGGTTGCAGCAAGTGATTAGCAGCCCCGCAGCGGAGATGGGGATGCCGTATTCCGAGGATGCGGAAAAGTCGATGTATCCATTGAGGCACTGCTGGCGTTTGCCGGTTTCGACCGATGGTTCGCCGTCTACCGTTGGGGCTGGGCGGTAATCGTTCAGGTAGGAAAGTTTGCACCCTAGTTCAACCTGGGTAGTGCGCCTGAACGGATCAGCAAAGGACGAGAGGACGCGCAGCTTTCTTGGGATACTACGGGTGACGCCGCCCTTGGTGTAGCTGAACGTGACGATGGTGCCGGCGGCGGGGGTGATGAGGCCGCTGATCTCGCAGGTGCCGCGAGTCTTGACGAGCCCGCTGCCTTGCAGGTAGTCGTCCGAGAGGCTGCCGCTGATGAGGGTGCCCAGCGAGCAGGTAACTGTGGCGCGGATGTCGATGGCCATTACTTCACCAGCGCCAGGTCAAAGCTGACGGTGTAACGGGTGCTCTTGGCGCCCGAGCTGATGATGATCTCGGCGGTGGCGGTGGGTGGTGAGATGGGGAACCAGCTGTTGACTGCCGGGATGGCGGCCACCACTTCCTCGTACCACGTCTGGATGACGGCCCAGCTGGCGCTGCTGGTGGTGCCCTCAATGCGGCGCACCTTGGTGGCAGTAAGCGGGCCCTGGATGACGTGAGCGCCTGTGGTGGTCAGCCCCAGCGTGGGGCCGTCCTGGTAGGTCACAGGGTCAGCCGTGAGCACGATGGTCGCAGCGGCTGTTTCTCCTCCCGCAAGGGAGGGCACGATCTTGTCGGGGGTGCCGGTGACGATGTACCAACTGCCAAAGCTGGGCAGCGTCGCTTCGCTCGACTGGCGGCTTTTCTCCTGTTCGCGCAGCAGGACGGCCAGCGCTTGGTTGGCATCAACAAGGGTGACGCTGGCGCTGATATAGGCACCGGCTTGCTCGCCACTCGGTGGCTCGGCGAACCAGCAGGCAAGGCTGCTGACGCTGACGCCGTTGGCATTGGCAGTCAGGGCGATGGTGGTGCCGACGACGCCAGAAGACACCGTGTCGGCGTCGGTGATGCGCGTGTCGCGCCAGGTGCCGTACACGCTCACCAATGATTGCCACTGAGCTGGGGTCAATAGCCCGCTGATCTGGAACGTACGAGCCGTTAGGCCGGTGCGCGCCTCGCCTTCGTAGCCGAACGGTTGGACCGTCAGGAGGTTGCAGGTGAAGGAACCAATGGTGACGGTCATGGGAGGCTGGAGGCGCGGTTAATTTCCAATTGGGACTGCGCGTCGTAAGGCACGTTTGCGTTGACCTGCACAATCCATTCTTTTGCGTTCAGTTCCGCAACCTTGATGGCGAGGTCGGCGTTGACCTCTGCCAATTTACTGGTGTTTTGGTTGAGGGCTTTTTGAGTATCGATAGTGGTGTCAAGGGCGGCCTCTTCGGCGCGGACACGTTCGCGGAACTGGATGATGGAAGCGTTAATGGATTCGAGTGAGCCTCGGAACTCAGGAGCAAATTGAGCGCCGGTTAGCTGTTTGAAACGTTCTTGGTCTTGGCGGAAGCCGGGCAACAGGTTTTCAAAGACTTCCCGCTCGCGGCGGGCGCGGTCACCGACACCAAGATACGCGTTGAGGCCCTCCGGGCCGGTGCGAAGTTTTTGGAGGTTGAGGAAGGCGGTTTTTACGTCTTCTCGGAGTTTGATGCCGGCTTGCGTGAGAGCAAGGGAGCCTTTTTCCAGTTCAAGGCGGGTTTGCTGGGCGGCGAGTTTTTGCTCGTTTACGAGGCGGGCGGCTTCTTGTTCGCCGGCGTCGCCGCCGCGCAGGCGAGCTGCGTCGATCTGGGCGCCGATCTCACGCTCGCGGCGCCGGGCTGCGCCAACAGCATCCCGAACGCCTTCGATCGTTTGAATTGTGCTCTGCTGAACGGCGAACTGTGCAGTGCGCTGCGCGTTCTGGCTCAGAGCGGCCAGAGCTTGAACGGCTTGCAGTTCCTGCTTGAGCTTTTCGCTAGCGAGTTGATATTTGGCCGCCTCTTCCGTGGCGATGGCGACCCGCTCTTTAGCGAGGTCGTTGATCTGGGACTGGACGCGGTAAGTAGCCAGTGCAGCTTCGGTGTTTATTCGTTCTACATCTGCTCCAGGGATGGAGAGGTCCTGCAAACGCTGTTGCTCAATGCGCTGCTTTTCTAGTTCAAGATTGAGTCGGTCGTAACCTTGGACCTGCGCGTCAATCTGCTGGAACGACAGCGAACGGAGGGTGTTTTGTCTTGCAATAGCGGCAGCTACAGCAGCTTCGGCACGTTGTACTTCTTTTGTTTTGCCAAGTTGTTGATCAAGGAATGACAAACCTGCGGCATATGCTTCGGTGCCTACCTCGGCTAAGGTCAGGCCACTGCCAGCTAGCTCGCTTGCACGTTGCCTTACCCTACCGCGAGCAGCTGCTTGCACTTCTGGAGAAGCACCTTGCAGCCGTTCCTCAAATAGAGAACGCGCAGAGAATACTTTGAACGAGGCTGCAAGTTTATTGATGAAGTCGGCAAGAGGTCCGGCGACAAACTTGGCGGTAATAACGCTGAGTTGAGAGAACGCACGACCCAGTTCGTCGTAGGCGTTGTTGAGTGCCGTCAGTTCGCTGGTGTCGCCAAAGTTAGAGGCGAGATCAAGTTGGATTTTGGCTGCTGCTTCTGCTTCGCGGCCCTGGGCGATCAGTGAAGAAATGTTCTTTTCGAGTGCCTTGCTGGAGATCAGGCCAGCTTGCTTTAACTCCTCAAACTTTCCAATCGGATCGCTGAGACCAGCAGCAAGAGTCTTGCCTTTGTTAAGGGCCTCGTCAAAGGCATCACCGATGATGGTGCCAACGATCGACAGGCCGAAGCCGAACTGGCCGCCGATTGCGCCGCCGACCGCTCCGCCAACCGCACCGCCAGCGGCGGCGCCTACCCCTTGGCCGAACAATAGCGGGAAACCTCCGCCGATAAGAGCGGAACCGAGCGCACCGCCGGCCCGTTTACCTAGACCGCCAGCGGCGCCGCCTTCGCGCTTGGCCCGCTGCTCCACAAAACTGCGAAGCGTTTTTTCAGCAAATTCAGCGTCCTTGTAGCCGGCCTTGCGAATGGCCGCGATTTTTCGTTCGCCTTCTTCGCGTTGGCGAACGTCGCGTAGGAAAGCGCTAAGTCCGCCACCTCCACCGCCTGCAGTTTGTAACGAGCGAACCTGAGCGCGGCGTTCCAGGCTGGCTTCTGCTTGTAGAGAGCCTGCTGATCTGGTTCCTGCTGTTACGCCGCGAGATAGAAAAGCTTGTGCGGCTGTTTGCTGAGTTTGGGCAAGAGTCCGGGCATTACGAATGGCCGTCTGTTGCTCTACTTGAACGCGTTTGTATGAATTTACTAAATCACCGACACTACTATTTGCAGCTTTATTTACTTGTGCAAACGTACCGCTTTGTTGTCTAGCAAGTGTGGTTAAATTTGCTAATGATGCTCTTAGTGTCTCTAGTGCTGTCTTAGCTTGGCCATCTTGGACCGTAACTACAAGTACCGCTTCGCCTAGTTGCTCTGCCACGGGCTGGTGCGGTGCCTTTGACCTAGGTTGCCGGAGAGCGGCGGGAAACTAGGGGTAAAGCGGAACGGCTGTGGCTTCGGCGCTGGTGGGACTGGAGAACGCGACGGTGACTTTCACCGTGCCAGCGGCTGGTACGACAGTCGACGCGGAAACGGGGAACGTCGTGGCCAACACGACCACCGTGCAAGTGGGGGCGTTCCTCAAGGGAGAGAGCGTAGCGGAGACGACCTACCCAGGGGTGAACATCATTACGACGCTGTTTGAGGGATACGTGACGACTGGGACGCTGGGGTCGGGGGTGCAGGTGGGGACGTCTGGGACGATCGAGTTCGCCGGGCAGGACGCGCAGGACTGTGAGGTGCTGGAGGTGCGGCTGCCGTATGGGGAGACAGGGCTGATTGGGTCGGTGCTGACGGATGCGCTGGGGGTCAAGATTCGGCTGGCCAGCAGGACGCAGAGCTGATGGCGCAGGTTCGGGTTCAGATCAAGAGCTGGAACGCCGAGAAGCTACTAGGGCGATCCACGCAGATTCTGGAGGACTTTGCGCCGATCATTGCTGAGGAGGCGCGGCGGCAGATCAGCTTGGTGCAGTGGGATTGGGATCGCGGAACGCTGCGGTTTAAGAGCATTGGAGGCTTAGGAAGACCAGTTGGGAACGGTGTGTATGTGGCTCCTGGAAAACGAGATATTTTGGATACGGGACGCTTGAGAGATTCCCAACAGGCGCCGGTCGTGGAAGCGAACCGGTTATCGATTGCGTGGACAGCGCCGTACTCCGGGTTGATTTTGAGTGGTGGCAACTTTGGCTCGTATGTCAATCCCGCTGGAAGGACAGTAAGTCCAGGAAATAGACCAGGGCGTAACTGGATTGGAGCCGCCTTCGATGCAGAGCCGGTGTTACCGTTTTTTGTTAAGCGCTGGCGTGAACTGGCTGGCGGGCAATAAAAAGCCGCCCGGTGAGGGGCGGCGGTTATCGTCTGCAGGATCAGCTTACGGTGGCCACGGTCAGAGTCGGGACCACGTCGCCGCTGGCGCCGCCGACGTCGCCCAGGGCCACAGTCAGGATGTCGCCCACGCGGTAGTTGGTGCCGCCGGCCACGATCGTCGGGGTGGCGGTAACCGTGCCACCTGCTGCCACCACGATGGTGGCGGTGGCGCCCTTGCCGGAGCCGATGCCGGCGGCGGGGCTGGAGGAGATCAGCGAGACGCCGGTGTAGGTGGCGGGGGTCAGGCCGGAACCGGCGGTGGTGATGGTGAGGGTGGCGGCGGGGTTGCCCTGTGGGTAGAACTTGTAGGCGCCGTAGCCGGTCAGGGTGAAGCTCACCTTCGCCACGTTGCCTGCGACAATATCCTCAGAGAAATCTCCGATCTGGGCCAGGCCGGCATGGACTTCGGGGTCGTCGCCCGAGGCGTCGGTGACGGGGGTTTCGCGGTACCATTCCAGCAGCGTGCCGTCGGCGGCCTTGATCGCAGCTTTTTTGAGGATCTCGTAGCCGGCGTCGGTGACGTCCAGGTTCATCGAGCAGGGGATGCTGTAGCTCTGGCTAGTGATGAGGTTGGATTGGAAGCCTTGCTCGGAGTCGTAGTCGACGACCGAGGTGGATTCGGAGGTGCCTTGGATGCCGGTGTTGTCGAGCGACAGGATCCGGGTCATCCCCGCGCTAGTGGTTGGGGCGGTGCTGGCCGTAGTGCCCAGCTTGACGTACAGCTTGTAGCCTAAAGCTGCGAAGAAACTGCCAGTGGCCACTGTGATACCTGACGGATATAAGCCTAGTTTTCCTCTGCGGCTTCAAGGACGTCCCAGGGCGTAGGACGCGGGCAGAGATGCCATTTGAAGTCTTGTATTTCGTGGTCGAGCGACTGGACCGAGAAAAGGGCGAGTTTGAGGTCTTCAGAGTCGGTTTTAAGTTCGGCGCAGACGGCCTCGAAGGTGGCGCCGCCGCGGAGCATGTATTGGGCGCGGAGGCCGAGCGAGCGGACGGAGCTTGGGGCGCGGACGGACCAGTTGTGGTCGCGGATGAAGTGGCGGATCTCGCCCTCACAGAAGATGGCGAAGATTGTGGAGAAGGTGCCTTTTTCGGGATTCCAGGCGCGGCAGGTTTTGATGAAGGCGATATTGATGCAGCTGTAGATGTCTTCTTTAAGGAGGGCTGGGTACTTGCGGCAGAACTTGCGGCCCATATGGTTGACGAGGCCGCCGTGCTCGCGGTACATGCGATCGACGTGGCGCTGCTCGTCGCGGGACAGCGGGGTGGCCAAGTAGCCGCGGACCGGCTTCTTCTTTGGCTTCTCTTGCGGGAAAGCTGTTGGCATACTCACAGCCTAAC